CATGTACTGATTCATGCAAAAGGGTTGCATAGTAGTTTTCGCGTGAATCAAAAGCCGCCATCGGTGGCATCACAATTGCATCGGTACTAGGCCGGAAATAGGCACTGTCACCGGCATGCGTTAAACCGCCTGCTAGATTCAATCGGGAAACAATCTGATCCGCTTGTTCGCATGAATCCCACTCTACTGCTGGCAGTTCTGGCACTGCTGGCAGTGTTAAGCCCTCACACTGTTCAATATTGAAAACAAAATAATGTTTGATGAAAGCGTATGCACTGGTAACTGATTCACCCTTATCGCCGATTGTTTCTTTTCTGTGAACATTCCAATAGACAACTGGAATGCCTTTTTGCTCCGCTTTAACACTGCCGCCAAGCTGCTGCGCTTGCTTGAAAGTTACAAAGTAAGGCATGGCAAAAGGCTGCATGCCTAGCCAAAAGTGATTGATACCGCGATAAACAGTGCCACTGGCAGGATTGAATGGCATTCCTGCCCCCGGCATACCTTTGAGAGTACGCCAAGGTTTAACCCAAGGTGTCGCCCCTTTTTCCAATTCGGAAATGATTCTGTCAGTAATTAATTGTGCAATGTCAGTTTTCATTGATAGCCCCTTAGAGTGTTAGGAATAGTGCGATAGCACTGGTACTAATTATAGTTGGTGTGCGTATTAACTCAAGGCCTATCTATATATATATAGGCATATATTTTTATATGGGTTTACATGTAGTGATATATGTAATCTATTAGGGATTGTTGCTAAGGCGATAATGGATATATTGTCAATTCTCGCGCTCGTGTAGATTTAACAATTGGCATAGGGGCATTGTCACAGGGGCAATATTGCTTAGTTGATACATGCCAAAGGGTTAATCAATGCCAAGTGGATAACATGGTGCAATGCCAAAAGGGTAATTGTCCATGCAATGATGGCAAGGTTGTTTAATTGGCATGCTTGTGCAATTGGCAATGGGTTGTCGAAAGGGCATGGGATTGTCTATTTGTTATGGTTATCGAATTGGACACGACCCCTCGGAGTTGCGCGCCCTATTCCGCTCCCCGCCCCAAGGAAAATCCTGTTTTCTAGATTGTGTGTGTTATATTGACACTAGGTTCACAGGTGAGGTGGTGATGGATACAGTGATAAGTGTATTGATGATTGCCTTGGCGGTATGGGGGCTTACCGCACCGTTGGTGGTGATCTTAGGGATTTGGTATTTGAGAGCGTGTAACCCGAGGAAGGGGGAAGAGGATGTATGAGATAACGAGTGCGGTGCCTGTGCCGGATGGAAAGGTGCGGCACAACTATCCGTATGAGGAATTGCAGGTAGGAGAGAGTTTTCATGTGCCGGGTGGAAACATGAATGTCTTGTGTAATTACAACCGTATTCGGGGTAAGCGCATGGGGAAGAAGTTTGTATGTCGGCGCGAGGGTGATGGGATTCGGGTGTGGAGGATTGAATAGGAGGGGTTATGGAGAAGGAGCATGTGAGGAAGCCGCACAAGCTGTTGGATTACTTGCTGGCAACGTATCGGTTAAAGAATGATTCGATGTTGGCTGCGCACTTGGAGGTGAAGAGGCCGACGTTATCGAAGATCAGGGGTGGCACGTTAGGGGTAGGGGCGAACTTTATCTTGGCGGTGCATGATGCGTTTGATATTCCCATCAAAGAGATCAAGGCTTTGGCGCAAGCGTCAGATGAGTCCTGAAGACAAGTACCAAGAGGAGTTGCTGTTATCGCGCCGGGTGTTGCGCGATGAGATGAGGAAGGCGATAGCAGCAGCAAGTCCTAAAGCCAAGCGCGAGTTGGTAGCGACTTGGAAAGAGGTGTTTAGGCCGGAGGTCGTTCGGGAGTTGCTGGCCTGTGCCAAGGACTATGAGGCACGGTACAGGATTGCTAATTGGAACTTGGAAGGCTTTGAGACAGAGAGGCGTCGTGCAAAACGATAAATACAAAGACATCACAGTGGTAGCCATTTATGGAGATGGTAGGGGCGTGTCTGCCATACCTGCGATTAAAAGAACGGTAGCCGCATTGCCGGGATCGCAACCGCTGCTGATTACGAATGTTGAGATTGATGTGACGTTCGTGCCACAGAAGATACTGCCAGCAAGGTTGGATTACTTTGGTTACAGCGAGTTCGTGATGTACGCGCTGCATAACTACATTGATACAGAGTACGCCCTGATTGTGCAGCATGATGGGTGGGCGTTGGATAAAGACAATTGGAATGATGAGTGGTTGCAGTACGACTTTGTGGGTGGCCTAACCCACGCAGGGTTGCTTGCCAATGGCGAGTTTCATAATTTTTATCAGTGGTGGGGGAAGGGTGAGGCAACCGTAGTGCAAAACGGTGGCTTTTCCTTGCGTAGTAAGAAGTTCTTGCAGGCTCCTAGCAAGTACGGCGTGATGCGGCGTCAGATGCCAGACCCGATCATGATGAATGAAGACATCCAGTTGACCTGTATCTTGAGGAAAGACTTGGAACGGTTAGGGCTAAAGTTTGCACCGGATGAGGTGGCGAAGCATTTCTCATTCGAACATATTGGCCCATGTCATGATGGGATGGACTTAGCCAAGATATTTGGGCATCACTGCCGCTTTAGGCAGTTACTGTCCAATGGCGAGATGCTATGGAAGCTGTCGCAAGAACAAATGAAAGAGATGTACGGGGAAGAAGCGGTGTACGACTTGTTTGCCAAACACTACGGATACACCATTCATGCAATTTGATCGCAAGAACTTCTACCGCTTTTGTAGTCAGTTAAGGATTGAGTCCAAAGAAAAGGGCATGATTACCTTGGGCGACAGCCTACTTGGTAGCCAGACCTACGTCATGGATGAAGTAGCAAGGGGCTTGCAAGATGACATCCACTTCTTTGTGGTGTTGAAAGGACGGCAGCTTGGAATTACTACTATTTCTCTGGCGCTTGATCTTTACTGGCACTTCATCCATCCCGGAATGCAAGGCACCCTGACAACTGACACGGAAGAGAACCGGGAACAGTTTAGAAGTACGCTGGCGATGTACATGGATGGCCTGCCCAAGCAGTACAAGATTCCGCTGATGAGTCACAACCGCAATCAGTTGGTGCTGCAAAACAGAAGCCGCATGTTCTACCAAGTGGCAGGCACCAGAGCCAAAGGTGGGTTGGGTCGAGGCAAGGGCATTACCTTCTTGCATGGCACGGAAACGTCTTCATGGGGCGACGAAGAAGGCTTGGCGTCACTGCTTGCGTCCTTGGCTGAAACCAACCCGCTGCGCTACTACATGTTCGAGAGTACGGCGCGAGGCTTCAATATGTTTCACGACATGTGGACGACTGCCAAACGTGCGCGAACACAGAAAGCGATTTTCTGTGGCTGGTGGCGTAATCAACTCTATACCGCTGATCCCAAGTCGGATGTGTACAAGACCTATTGGGATGGCAAGCTGTCGCCCGAAGAGAAGGAATGGACGAAAGACATCCGCAAGATGTACAACTACGAGATCAATTCTCGGCAGATTGCGTGGTGGCGCTGGAAGCTGCATGAAGGCTTGAAAGACGATGGCCTGATGTATCAGGAATTCCCACCCACAGAGGACTACGCCTTTGTGATGACGGGAACATCCTTCTTCTCTACCGCCCGGTGTACCGACGCTATGAAGCAAGCCAAGCGCGAAGCGTTCGTGTCTTACCGCTTTAGCATGGGCGCGAACTTCCAAGACACGACGTTGATCCAAAGTACGGAGCGACTAGCCACCTTAAAGATTTGGGAAGAGCCGGTGGCGAACGCCTACTACGTCATTGGCGCTGACCCGGCGTATGGATCGTCGGATTGGGCAGACCGATTCTGCATTCAGGTGTATCGCTGCTATGCCGATGGCATGGATCAGGTCGCAGAGTTTGCTACTTCTGAGTTAAACACCTTCCAGTTTGCATGGGTGATCTGCTATTTGGCAGGTGCCTATGGCAATTCGCTGCTGAACTTGGAGGTCAATGGCCCCGGTCAGGCCGTGATTAACGAAATGAGGAACCTGAGAAGGCAGGCGTCAGCCTTGCCAGCCTCAGAAGCGCGGCACTTAAACGACGTTTTGGGCAATATGCAACACTATCTGTGGCGCAGAAATGATAGTTTTGGCATATCGAACAGCATTGGATGGGTGACAACCCACTCCAGCAAAGAGCGAATGTTGAATTACCTGAAGGATTACTTCGAGCGCGGCATGTTGCGCGTGTATTCCGAAGAGTGCATCGACGAAATGAAGGGGATTGTGCGCGACGGAGGCACGATTGCCGCCACTGGAAGGTCAAAAGATGACCGTGTGATCGCGTCAGCACTGGCTGCTGCCGCTTTTGCCGAGCAATTACAGCCTAGATTGATTGCAAATAGGGTAACAAGAGAGAAAAAAGAGCAGCAAGACGCCGAAAGTGAGGCTGGTGGACAGATTCAGGTGCAAAAACAGGTGTCAAACTACCTAAAAGCCTTGGGTTTTTGATGATTAAGGTACTTACCATCGCTGAAATCACTCTTAGACTGCACAATATGCGGCTAAATCGCAAAAGAGGCTACTCAATGGCGGCTTTTGCGAAATTAGCGGGAGTGGACTACAGAAACATGAAAAAGGCGTTTTTTGAGCAAAAAATGCCCATTTCTGAGA